TTTTAAAAAACGTTGTTATGCGTGGTTATGTAGTATTATGTTATTACGTAGTGGTTCTAAGTAAGATTGCTAATACAAAGGATATTTATGACCGACAAACATCAAATAGGAGATGATCTAATAACATTGGCGTACCCAATAGAAAAATTAAAACACCTAGACGGTAATCCACGTAAAGGTAACGTTGAAGCTGTAAAAAAAAGCTATAAAAAGTTTGGACAACGTAAACCAATAGTTGCAACTAAAGACGGTGAAGTTATTTCTGGAAACCACCAACTTGCAGCTGCTAAAGAATTAGGTTGGAATAAAATTGCAGTAGTTTTTACAAATGATGATGAATTAACAGCAAAAGCATTTGCATTAGCAGATAATCGTACAGCTGATTTAGGCACTTACGATGATGACTTGTTAGCTGAAATGCTAAGTAGTGTTGCAAGTGATCCAGATATGCTAAAAGCAACAAGTTTTACAAATGATGATTTATATAACATAAGTGCAACACTAGGTTTTGATGATGTATTTAATGATTTAGCAACAGGCGATAGACCAGATGATGCTATGCACCAAAAAACATTTTACGTAAAAGGTAGTGATTTAAAAATACTTGAAGAAGCTGTTGCAAAGTATTTATTAATTAATGATCTAAAAAACACCAAAGAAAACAAAACAGAAGCAATTATTGCATTTTGTAAATACTGGGATAATGATAATTAAAGACTATAATAAAAAGTGCCGTAGAAGTGTTTATAGTTACACGTTGCTATACCATAGTAAAATACGAGGTGCAAATCCTACGCTACGGCTCTAATAATGTCTGTAAAAGATATACAAATACAAATGTTGCCAAGCACTAGGGCAAACAACTTTATTAAAGAAAACCATTACTCAGGTAAAGTCGTACCAAACTCAAAACTACATTTTGGGGTTTTTTACAAAAACAAACTTGAAGGCGTTTTACAATATGGTGCATCTATGGATAAAAGCAAGATTATTGGTTTAGTAAAAGATACAAAATGGTATAACTTTTTAGAGTTAAACCGTATGGCATTAACTGATAATTTACCCAAAAACGCAGAAAGTCGATCTATTGCAATAACGTGTAAGTTAATAAAAAAACACGCACCAGATATTGATTGGATTATTAGTTTTGCAGACGGCACACAATGTGGGGACGGCACAATATACAGGGCTAGTGGTTTTTTGCTTACTGGTATAAAAAAAAGTAATTCTATTTTAAAATTTAAAAATGGGGAAGTGTATCACACGCAAACATTTGTAGCACACCCAACAGTAAAACAAAAAATATTTAACAATAAAAACTTTTTTGAAATAACAGACGGTACTTGCAGTATTAAATATTTGTGCAAAAAGTTAGATGTAGAAATATTACCGGGACATCAATTTAGGTATATAAAATTTTTAAAACCACACTTACAAAACAACCTTACTGTTGATGTGATACCATTTGATGAAATAAAAAAACAGGGTGCGTTAATGTATAAAGGACAAAGTTATGGGTAAAAGGGGACGCATACCTAAACAAAAAGATAAATTAACAGGGCATAGGGATAATTCATTGAGTGTAATACAAGGTGGTAAAGCATTTAAAACACCAAAAGCTAATTCACGTTGGCTAACTAAAACACGTAATTACTGGAAACAATATTGGGATAGTGAATTATCAAGTACAGCACAGCAAGTGGACTTCCCAGCTTTTTATAGATTGTTTCAATATTATGATGAAGTGGAACGTGCTAATCGTACAATACAAAATTTAGGTAATAAAGGTTTATTAAGCGTTGGATCAACAGGGCAACCTACAATCAATCCATTAATTAGTTTAACGTTAAAACTAGAAGAAAAGATTTTAAAACTAGAACAAGAACTTGGATTAACACCACTAGCAAGACAAAGACTTGGTATTGCGTTTGGCGAAGCACAAATGGGTTTTAAACAATTACAACAACTTTTACAAGAAGATGAGGAAAAAGAATTACTTGATCCACGTTTATTAATGTTGGAAGAAGAATAATGGTTGATAATAAACAAAAAGAATATTTAACTAGGTGCGAAAAATGTAATGATTATTTTTATGATGGTCAAAATATAAAGAAATGTAATATGTGCAAATGATTACTTTACCTGAAACTAGGGGTTCACGTGTTGTTAAATTTATTGAAAAGTTTTGTGTACACGGCGAGGGCGATTTTTTTGGCGAACCATTTAAACTTGATGATTGGCAAAAAGCAATTATTTATGAATTATACGAAATAAAAGATAATGGCGAAAGAAAATACAGGGAAGCGTTAATAGGGTTGCCAAAAGGTAATGGTAAAACAGCATTAGCAGCAGCAATAGGTATGTATGAACTACTTGGATCAGGTGTAACCAGTCCACTAGTGGCCGTTGCTGCTGCAAGTTATGAACAAGCAAACTTAGTATTTGGAACTATGAAAACAATGTGTAATGAAAGTATATTTTTACGTGATATGGTTGAAACGTTTGAAAATGAAATACAAGTTAAAAATGCACCAGGTCGTGCATTTAGAGTTGCTGCAAAAGCAGGTACAGCTGATGGTGGTAGAAATAGTTGTTTTATAGCTGATGAAATACACGAGTGGAATAACATTAACTTAGAACGTGTACATTACGTATTATCAAACAATACAGCTAAACGTAAAGATGGTTTAGTGCTAAACATTACAACTGCTGGACACGATATGGATAGTATGGCAGGTCGTATGTATCAGCGTGGTTTATTAAAAGAAGCTGGTAAACAAGATGATCCTGAATTTTATTTTAAATGGATTGGTGCAAAAGAAGATGATAACCCAAGTGATGAAAAAATTTGGGAAAAAGTAAATCCAGCTATACCTAATGATTGGTGGCCAATAGAAAATTTAAGACGTAGGCATAAATCATTACCAATAAACGAGTTTCAACGCTACCACCTTAATCAATGGACTAGAACAGAAGAAGAAAGCTGGATTGAAATAGAACAATGGTTAGCGTGTCAAGATGAACAATTAGAACTAGAACCAGGTCTTGATTTATTTGTAGGTGTTGATATGGCACTAAGGCACGATAGCGTTGCAATAGTGTATGGTCAAAAAGATGACAATGAAATAATCAATATGATGTCAAAGATATGGCTACCAAATGATGAAAACTTTATGGATTACCAAGAAATAGAAGCATTTATTGTTTCATTGATGAAAGACTACAAAGTTAAAGAAGTAGCGTATGACCCAGCATTTTTTGAACGTTCAGCACAAGTATTGTTAGACCGTGGCGTACCAATGGTAAACTTCCCACAAACACATAGCCGTATGATACCAGCGTGTGGTAACGCTTATGATTTAATTGCAAACACAAAAGTAAGACACAATGGCGACCCAACATTTACAGATCAAGTAATGTCAGCAGCACAACGTACTACTGATATGGGTTGGCGATTATCAAAGGGTAGAAGTAAAAGAAAGATTGACGCTGCAATAGCTATGGTTATTATGCTTGACCGTATAACTGCACCTGATCCATTAGATGATGAACCAAAAGTTGCTATTATAAACTTATGAAAAACTATATAACAACACTAACTGAAGTACTAGGTGCAACACTTATAATTTATGGAGTATATACAATTAATGTATCACTTGCGTTTATAATCGCTGGTGCATTTATGATATTAGGAAGTTATTTAACAGTTAGATGAGTTTATTCAAAAGAGTAGAAAACAGGGACGCAGCTTTAGGCAATCTAGTTGATTTATTAGCGTTGCGTGAGGGTGGTCTGTACAACTATACAGGCGAAAAAGTTAATGAAATGTCTGCACTTGGTATTTCAACTGTATTTAGTGCAATATCGTTAATTGCTGATAGTATTGCGTTACTTCCAGTTAAAACACTTCGTTATGACGGTCAAAAAACAATTTATACAGATAAACCTAAATTTTTAGAAAAACCAAATGTTGGTCTTGATTTATCAATGTTTTCTTTAATACATCAAACAATTACTTCATTAGCTATGCACGGCAACGCATTTATATTGGTTGATAAAGATAGACAAGGCAGACCAATCCAACTAACACCAGTACACCCAGAGAAAGTAAAAGTTGAAATGGATAATGGTATGAAAACATATATGCTTATGAGTAAAAAAGGTTCATTTGAACGCAAGATTACATCAGACAATATGTTGCATTTTGTTTGGTATAGCTATCCAGGTAATTTAATTGGTGTAAGTCCATTACGTACTAATTCAAACACTTATGGATTGGCTTTAGCTATGGAAAGACATATTGCACAGTTTTATGGTCAAGGTGGTACACCAAGTTCAGTACTTGAAACAGATAGAGATTTAACAGCTGAACAAGCAAATGTATTGAAAGAAACTTGGATAATGAACCATAATAGAAATAGAAAACCAGCTGTATTAACAGGTGGCTTAAAATGGAAAGCAATTAGTGCTTCTGCTGGATCAGAACTAATTGACGCTAGAGAACAAATTGTAAATGAAATAGCAAGAGTGTTTAGAATACCAGCACACTTATTGTTATCAAAAGACGCTTCAAATGTTTATAGCAATATTGAAAGTAATGGATTAGCTTTTATTAGACATACGTTATTGCCGTGGATTAGGCGTATTGAAGATGGTTTAAGTTCTTTATTACCAGGTAAGCAATTTGTTAAATTAGATACAGATGAATATAGCCGTGGCGACCAATTAAGCCGTGTACGTTCATATCAAGTTGCAATAAGTTCAGGAGTTATGACACCAAACGAAGCTAGGTCAAAAATGGACTTAGAACCATACGAGGGTGGCGACAAATTTTATATAGGATTACAAGGTGCTTTAATTGATCCATTAATAACACCACAAGGCGTAGATCAACACGACCCAACAAACGAGTTATCAAATGATTAGTGCAAGTATTAGTGTTACACCAGATACAGCAGTTAAAATTTTAGATAGTCAAAATTTTGAACAGCATATTTACGTTCACAATAACCACTCAAATAAAATGTATTTAGGTGGTAGCGATGTTACTGCAAGTAATGGTTTACATTTAGATAATGGTGAACTAATAGAAATACGTGTACCACAAGATAATGAAATTTACGCAATAAGCGAAAGTACAACTGGAAACATATCAATTTTAAGGCCAGACTAATGCCATACGAAATACAAATGGACAATCCTGATTGTAAAGGACACGCAGTAGTAAAACTAGATGATGGTTTTATTATGGGTTGCCACGAAACACACGAAGAAGCTGAAAAGCAACTACAAGCAATTTTAATTAATGAAGCTAAACAAAAAGAAGAAAACAATTTAGATCAAGAAGCAGAATTAAGGCAAGTTGATAGAACACCACCTAAATTTATGCAAGAAAATGCACAACGTGGTTTAGATAATCTAAATAAGTCAGGGGACGGTTTAACTGATAAAACAAAACGTGAAGCAAGGCAAATGGCTAATGGCGAACAAATTAGTATAGATAAAATTGTACGTATTGCAGCGTGGCATAAAAGACACATTAGCGATTTAGATAGAGATAAAACAAACCCAAATGATCCAGATACTTGGGTTGCTAGTGATGTTGCATTTTTATTATGGGGTTCTAATCCGTGGTCAGCACCAATGAAAGCAGCAGATTGGGCAGAAAGAAAAATTGCACAACTTGTTAGTGAGGGCGAATTAGAACCTAGAAAAGAAAAAAAGAAAAAAAAGGAGTTTAGATTAATGGATAAATTTGACAAAGTAATTTCTATATCACAAACGCTTAGTATGCAGAAAAGAAATACTATTCTAAAAACAATGGAAAGACAAACTGAAAATAGAAGTTTTACATTTAGTGCAGTAGAGCAAAGAAGCGAAGATAATACAGACGTTTTATTATTTACAGGTTACGCTTCAGTATTTAATAAACCTTATGGTGTTTTTGATAGTCGTGGACAATACAATGAAACAATTAAACCTGGTGCTTTCAAAAAGACTTTATTAGAACAAGATGATGTTAGATTTTTAGTTAATCACGATGGCATACCATTGGCAAGAACATCATCAGGTACATTACAACTAGAAGAAGATGATTATGGTTTATTTGTACGTGCTGAACTTGATCCATCAAACCCAACAGTTGCAGAAGTTGCTTCAGCTATGAAACGTGGCGACTTAAATGAAATGTCATTTGCTTTTGCAGCTATTAAAGATAATTTTGATATTAGTGGCGAAAACAGGGAAGTAAACGAAGCAAGACTATTTGATGTATCAGTAGTAACTTATCCAGCTAATCCGTGGGCAGGTGCAAAACTACGTGGCGTTGAATTAGAAAACCTACATAAAGAATTAGTAGAAGCTAGAAGTGGCGAAAAAGCTGCTGAAGTTTTAGAAAGTTTTATTAACAAAGTTGCTGAAAGTAATGACGTTGATAAAAAGCGAAGCAATCCTAAAGTTGATTTGTTAAAAATGAAACTTGAAAGGGACGGTATTCGCTAAAGACGTATAGCCGTGGTTATAGCCGTGTATCACACTTAACTACCACACTCTACGCAGAAGTATAAGAAATAAACACAAGGAAAAAATAACATTGAAAAAGTTAATTGAAGCTAGAGAAGCAAAAGTAGCTGAACTTGACGGTCTTGTTGCAGAACTTGATGAAATGGAAGCTGGGGAAGATTTTGACAAAAAATTTGCAAGATCTAACCAACTACACGCTGAAATCAAAGATATGAACGAAAAGATTGAAGAAGCAAGAGAAGCTGCTGAAACTTTAAAAGCAGTAAAAGAAAGCCGTAAGGCACTTGGTGTTGAAGATGATGACTTAGGCGAAAAAGAAGCTGTTGTAGAAGTCAGCGAACCTGATATGTATAGAAAGGGTGGAAATCACTCTTTTATTGCAGACGCATACGCTGCTAGACGTGGCGACTTTAGAGCACAAGAAAGATTAAACAAACACCAAGAATTTGAAGCTAGAGATGTTGGAACTGGTGCATTTACTGGATTGGTCGTACCACAGTATATGATTGACGAGTTCGCACCTATTGCTAGAGCAGGTTCTGCATTTTATAATGCTGTTCCTAAAAAAGCATTACCAGCATTTGGTAACAAAATTGAAATATCAAGAATAACAACTGGATCAGCAGCAGCAGAACAGGCTTCTGAAAATTCAGCTGTACAAGAAACCAATATGGACGACACCTTATTGACCGTTAATGTAGATACAATCGCAGGTCAGCAAGATGTTTCAAGACAAGCACTTGAAAGAGGTGGACAACCAGGTTTCAATTTGGAAAGTATAATCTTCCAAGACTTGGTAGCAGCTTATTACACAAAACTTGATAACTTAATGCTTAATGGTTCTGGTTCATCAGGACAACCATTAGGTATTGCTTCAGTTTCAGGTGTTAATGAAACAACTTACACAGACGCAAGTCCAACAGTTGGCGAATTATATCCTAAACTTGCAGATCAAGTTCAAGAAATCAACAGCAACAGATTTGCACCACCAACAGCATTTATTATGCACCCAAGACGTTGGGGTTTCATTTGTGCAGGTGTTGATAGTTCAAACAGACCATTAGTTGTACCTACAGGTAATGCACCACAAAATGCTATCGGTGTAGGCGAAGCAGCTAAATATGGTAATGTCGTTGGAAACTTACTAGGTATTCCAGTTATTACAGACGCTAACGTTGTAACAAACGCTGGTGCAGGTTCTAACGAGGATCAAATATACTTAGTTAAAGCTGATGACCATATTTTGTTTGAAGATAGTATCTTCCAGCTTAAATTTGAGGAAACAAACGCAGGTTCATTAACAACTAAATTAGTTGTTTATGGATATGTTGCATTTGCTTCTGGTAGATACCCACTAGGTATTTCAAAGATGAGTGGAACAGGATTGGTAACACCAACCTTTTAATTAAAATTGTAGTTTTGGTGTATCGGGCAACCGATACACCACGCTACATTAAGAAAGTAAAATTATGGCAGATAAAAAATTAATAGAAGCATTAAAAAAAGAATTAAAACATTACGAGATTTATGGCAAAGCAGATCGTGCTGAAGAAGTTAAAAAAGCTATTAAAGAAGCTGGTGGTAGCATTGAAAATAAAAGTGCGAAACCTAAAGCTGAAAAAAAAGTAGTTAAAAAAGACAAGTAGGATTAATGCCAAAACATCAGAGTAAGAAAATGAAAGGTAATACTGGTAAAGGTCGTAAAGGTAGGTAATCTTTATGGCAATTACAAATGGTTACTGTACACAAAATGAATTAAAGACGTTTGTTGGCATACCTACAAGCGATACAGCTGATGATACTTTAATTGATGACGCAGTAAACGCAGCTAGTCGTCAAATAGACGCTTTTTGTGGCAGATATTTTTACGCTGATGGATCAGCTACTGCACGAAAGTTTTTTGTAAACGATTTATACCGATTACGTGTAGATGACATTTCAACAACTACAGGACTTGTAGTTAAATATGATGATGATGATGACGGCACATACGAAATAACAGTATCATCAAGTCAATACCAGGTACTTCCGATAAATGGCATTGTTGATGGTATTACAGGCAATCCATATTATATTATTGAACTTATTAGTGATGGCAACAACGAGTGGCCAATGGATTATTCAAGCAATAGACCACGTGCTGAAATAACTGCGAATTGGGGTTGGCCAAGTGTACCAAGTCAAATTAAACAAGCTACATTAATGTTAGCTAGTGAATTATTTGCTATGCGTAATGCACCACTTGGTGTTGCTGGTGTTGGGGATTTTGGCGTAGTAAATATTCAACAAAACAGAGAAATTACACGACTAATAGCACCATTTCGTAAAGGCACAGTTCTAGGGGTTGCTTAATGGCAACGCTATCAGAAATACGTGATGGTCTTAAAACAACCGTAAGCAATATAAGTGGGCTTCGTTGTTACGATACAATACCAGATAACGCAATAAACTTCCCAGTTGCAATATTCATACCTACAGGCATTGATTTTGATTTAGCTATGCAAAGGGGAACTGATCTATACACTTTTGATATGTTAGTTGCAGTACAACGTGCTGATAGCAGAACTGCACAAGATAAACTAGACGCTTTTATTACAGGTAGTGGTTCATCAAGCATACGACAAGTAATATATAACAATAGAAGTTTAGGTTTAAGTGAAACAGACGCAAGAGTTACAAATATGACCAATTATGCAGCTGATGTAAACTTAAATGGTATTGACGCAATCGGTGCAAATGTAGAAGTGAAAGTAATAACAAAAGGTACAAATTAATGAAATACAAAATTATAGGAAATAAAAAAGTACAAGGCAAAGAAAAAGGCGACATTATCAATATTGATGACAAAGAAGTTGCTAA